GTGTAGGTGAACTGGCGGCTCACGGCACTGCCGGCGCTGTTCCTGAATGTTACTTCGAATCCGGTCCGCGTCACGGCAGCTATCGCGAAGTAATCGCCGGTGGCCATGTTGAATCCCGTCACGCCGACACTGGGCGCCTCGAAGAAGGCATTCGCGAAGGTGACGGTATACGCGCCCGCGCCGCTTGTCAGCACCGCAGACTGCTCGGTGCGTTGCTGTAGCTCAAGTTCTGCGCCGAGCTCTTCGATGAGGATGTTCTGGGTCGGGTCCGTGCTGGTGGCCACCGTCTTGAACTGGAAGCCACGACCCCGCACGATCGCGTTGGCGAATTCGCGCCAGGCGCTCCAGGTCGGTGTGCCGCTGGGGTCGTCCTGCGTGGTGCGCACATAGGTGAGCGCGTTCACGCGATCGCCACCGGTGCCATCGATCAAGTCCCAGGTGTCGATATCTTCGAAATGGTCATCCCAGAAGTCGCCGGGGATGTAGGGCAGGGTGACCAGCCGCCGGCGCATGTTGCAGTCAAAGACGCCGGGGAAGGCATAGGTAGATCCGAACTCGTATTCGCCCGCCGGCAGCACGCCGCCCACGCTGTCGATCGAGGCCAGCGCGTCCCAGTTGCCGTCTGTGGCCATCTCATCCACCGCGAGCCCGCTGCTGAGCATGATGCCGCCAGCCCCGCCCGCTTCGGCCAGGCTGGCCACGTAGAACATGTCGGTGTAGTTGCCGTTGAAGGGCGGGCTCTCCAGCTCCTCCGCGTAGGTCTGCACCAGCTGCCGCGGCTGCGGTGTGGGCAGGTCCACGATCACGGTGCTGGCCACCAGCGATCGGCGGCCGCCGTCATCCTCGAACTTCACCAGATAGGTGCCCTCAAGCACCGGCACCTGCTTCTGCGTCTGGCTGCCGGCGGCCGCGGCCACGATCTCTTGGCTCTCCTCCCAGATGGCGCCGGTGAGCAGCACGCTGTGGCGGATCAGCACCTTGCCGCCGAGCACCACGTCCAGCTCGGGGGAGCGATCCCAGCTGAGGATGGCGCTGGCGTTGTCGATCGGGATCAGGGACAGCCCCGTGACACTCTCCGGCGGTGCGGTCTTGCCGAAGGCCTGCACCGTCAGCTTGGCCGGCTCCACCGATTGCCGCAGCGCTGCATTGAGGCTGTAGACCTGCACCTCATAGACGCCGGCGGTGGTGTCGAGGATCTCGAAATCGGGCCGCGCCTGTGTGGTGCTGGTCCAGTTGCCGTTCTGCGGCCGCCAGCGCACGCGATACTCATTGACCCCGACCACTGGCTGCCAGCTGATGATCAGCTTGGCCAGCGCGCGGCCGTTCAGCTCGTAGAGCGTCTCGACGGCCTGCAGGTTGGTGGGCGCCGCCGGGATGATGTTTAGGTCGGTGATGTCCCGCTGCTGCAGCCGCGCGCCGCGCTCGATGTAGTCGTACTTGCTGGGGTTGTAGGCCAGCGCGCTGATCGCGTACTTCGCGCCGTCCTGCTCCTGCACGCTGAGCACGCGCCAAGTCGAGGTCTGGATGTTCGAGGTCTGGTAGAGCCACACGCTGTTCGCGTTGGGCGCTGCGGCCAGCGGCGTGGCCAGGCTGACCACGTTGCCGGCGATCGTCGTCACCGCACTGCTCTGCACCGTGCCATCGGGCAGGATCACCGAGAGGGTGGCGGCTGCACCAGCTGAAAGCCCGCTGGCATCATCAACCGTGACCGTGGTGGTGGTGGCTGCGGTGATGCGGCCGCCGCGCCGTGAGCCGGCCTTCACCGGGTCGCTGATCTCGATGATCTGCCCAGGCCGCACCACCACGCCGGCATCGATCGATGCGGTGAAGCTGAGCACCCCGCCTTCGTACTGCTCGGAATAGAGCAGCCACTCGCCGATCCTGCTGGCCTGACCGCGGGAGGTGCAGGCAAAGGCGCTGATCTGCGTGGACACCACGCCGTGCTTCGCGATCGCGGCCTGGTCCTCGACCACCTCGTAAGCAATTTCTCTACTCGGGATGTCGAGGTAGCTCACCACGGCCACACTCGGCCGTGTCTTGCGGCTGCTGCCCTGATAGCTGAAGCCCTCCTCGGAGACGTTGGCCAGCGTGAACAGGTAGGCGGAATCGGCCGGCCGGTCCTGGCTGATCGTCAGCGCGCCGGTGCTCCAGTACGGCATGGCTCGGAACACCGAGCACATGTCGTTGATCAGCTTGTAGGCCTCCTCGGCCGTCTGGATATTGATGTTGCAGGAGAAGCGCGGCTCAAAACCGCCAAAACCGTCAGGAACCAGCGTCGAAGCGTACTGGCTCGCGGCATAGAACGCCCACTTGTCGAGCTGCGCTGCCTTGACGTGATCGCCGAAGCCGTAGCGCGTGGAGGTGAGCAGGTCCCACAGGATCCAGGCCGGATCAGAGCACCACTGCGCCGCGCCGAGGGTGCCGTTCCAAATGCCCGCGTAGACCAGCCGGCCGTTGGTGGTGTCCACCGTCGCGTTCGACGGGATGCGCACCTTGATGCCGCGGATCAGGTAGGTGCGGCTCGGGATGCTCGAAAACTGCTCAGCGTCCACCCGCAGGCCGATCAGCGCGCTGTTGGGGTAGCGCAGCTTGGCGTAGGTGATCTCGGTGTAGGTGGACCAGGTGAAGGCGTTGGCCAGCTTGGCGCTGCTGCTGTCGGCCGTGATCCGGGTCACGCGGATGTCGGCCGGCGTGGTGGCCAGCCCCACCAGGTAGTCGCGCTGATAGGTGTCAGCGGTGCGGCCGGCGATCGTGTCATCGATCACCGTGGTGTAGCCGCCGCCGCCGTACTGCACGGCGATCTGCAGGCGCACGTCGGTGCCGTTGATGTCGCCTTCGTTGGTGAACGACTGCAGCTGCGGCACCGTGATCGAGATCCGCGCCGCGTCCACGTTCGCGTCGGTGATCGTGCGCACGATCGGCGTGGCCTGCTGCACCTGCACGCCCACCGGCTTCTCGTCTTCGATGTCAGCCGATCCGGGGATGAAAGCCTGATCCTGCGTGCCGTTGCGGGTGTAGACGGTGACGTTCTGGAAGTTGTAGGTGCCGTTGGCGTTCTGCAGCGGCGTGTTGTTCAGAAAGATCGACTGCGCGCCGGCCTTCAGGCCCTCGATCTCGCCCTCGCTGATCAGGTCCAGCAGCTGCGCATACTGCGCGCTGTTCAGGTTGTCGGCGGCCTCTGTTGGCGTGCGCTGCGGCTGGCTGGTGCTGCCACCGCCGCCGCCCTTGCCGCCACCACCGCCACCACCTGCGCCGACGATCCTGCTCATCCCGCCACCTGCACGGTGTCAACGCCGGCCGAGATCACCACCGAGCCCACCAGCGTCTCGCCGTAGACCACGGGCACGGGCACGCCTTGGCGGCTGGTCTGCTGGATGCCGGAGAAGCTGTAGGACTTGCGCGGGTCTTGGTCGGTGTTCGATGCCGCGCCCTGCGGCACCTTCGGCACCGGCGTGAGCAGCTGCGCCACGCCGCCGAGCACCAGGGAGGCGCCGACGCCCACCAGCAGCTGGACGCCGAGCGCACCGATACCTGGCACCAGGAAGCCAACGGCCAGCAGCGCCACGCCGGCGATGATCCGCCCCACCGCACCAGCCCCTGCCAGCACGGGCACGATCTTGATCTGCTGCTGGCCGGCCGGGTCGTGGATCTCCTCGAGGCTCAGGTCATAGCCGCCGACGCTCACCCGGTAGTGCTGGTCGGCCATGTGCTTCTCGAGCTGCGGGAAGTTGGCCAGCAGGAACCGCACCGCCTCAGCAGCGGTCGCCACCTCCGCGCGGAACACGCGTCGGCCGAGGAACTTTGCCAGCCGCCCATAGACCCGGATCTCGCGCAGCATGGCCCCGCTCAGCCTCCACCCATCGTAGTGAACTCGGGATGGCGTAACCGCCGGCCCGTGCACTTCTGCAGCCACCCGCCATAGAGGTCGCGGCTGCTCAGCCTGCCGCGGATGTGATGCAGCACCAGGCCGTCGCCGATGTAGACGCCGACATGATTAAGGCCCGGCCCGCTGATGCTCATCAGCAGCGCATCGCCCATCTGCAGCTCATCCTCATCGTCTAGCTCGCGGAAGCCTGCAGCCTTCCAGCAGCCATCGAACATCGGCGCCGCCTCGAAATCCTGCGGGGTCAGCGGCCGCTCCCAGTCGGGCAGCTGCAGGCCCTGCGCCTGCCACCAGTCGCGCGCCAGCGTCCAGCAGTCGGTCACGCCCCACGCCCATTCACGGCCGATCAGCGGCGCCTTGTAGCCCGATGGCTCGCAGCCGCCCCA